CATCTTCATTAAATGCTCCTGTTTTTATATCATTAATAATATCTAACCATTTATATATTGCCCAATAATTTCTAAATTCATTATCTATCTTAAAAGTTATATTTAAAGAATCATATGCAGGACGGGAATGAGAACTTACTTTTATAGTTTGTGCCCCGTACGGAATAGTTTTTTCTGGAACACTAATAGCTGGAGTTACTGCACCTGCGACACTAATCTCTAAACTATTGGCATCTATTCGGTTTGTATTTCTAGTTATATTATCTACAATCTCTTTTATACCGTCCGGTAAATTAAGAATTAGTATAAATTTATCTTGTCTATTTTTATTAAGTGGTGCTTGATTCATACTCTAACATATCCTTGCGCTTCTAATTCTTCCATATCTGTATTATAATTAGGACCTTCATCCTGTTGTAAAATATTTATGTCATCGAAGATGATAGGAGGTGGCTGCCACGTATCATCAATATTTTGCATTTTATAATCTTGTAAAAAATTACTAAATTTTTGATCAATATATGGCCCTAGTTCTATTTTTGCTGGTTTTTGATTGTCGTCAATTTCTACAACATTATAATATTTTTGTATGACACTATTTTCTAATATTAATAATGCCCATACCATAGCCATTACTCGATCATCAATATCAAATCCAGGCTGAGCGGCCCAAGACCCGTTAGGATATCTTACAAAATTTTTCAATTCTTCTACAGCATGTTTTGATCTAATATCAACACACTTGAGTTCATTGATCCAATATCTCATATTAGTCACACCTTTATATTTGGTATTAGTATGAGCATAAACACCTAATCGGTCAAATTTAACTTGACCTACTTTAGGTGACCAATTAACTACACTTCTATAATTGTACTGATGATATAAGTTATCTACAACCTGACTGCCGCAATTATTTCTTTCTATTAATACAGGTGGTGCTCCCCAGTGATAACATATGTCGCGGACTTTAGTAGTAAATTCAAACGGGTTAATTTCATTGCTTACATATTCTGCGACTTGTTTTATATCTTGTAAATCAGTTATATCTAAGACTTGTATAGCACTATAATTTTGTCCAACTCCTTCTGCTACGTCAACACCTATGGTATATAAATGCTCTTTATCAGGTTCATCCCATACACTATAACATCCGTCATCAAACACATATGTCGGCTCTTTTGTTCGTGCAGCTAATTTTTCATAAAAAAGTTCATCAATAAAAGAGTCACCAGTATCGAGGAACTTACAGTCAAACTCTTGCGCAAAGGCCTCTTCACTACCTATAGATGAAATAGTGTCCTGTTTCCATTTTTCATCTCTACCGGGAACTTCATGCCATAATATTTTTTCTGCATGCCAATTATTTGTTCCTTTTTCTGCTTCTGTATATAATGTAAAAAATAAATTACCACTACCATTAGGAGTAGATGCAACGAATATTTTAGATTTTACTGAGGCGGAAATAATAGGATATACTGAGCTCCAAAATTGCTCAACGAGATTATTTGGAATAAACGCTAACTCATCTAGAATAAGTACATTAACAGATTCACCGCGCCCAGCATCGGAGCTTGTAGTACTAATACCAATACTGCTACCATTTGCTAGTTTCATGGAAGTTTTTCCGTATTCTAAAACACCCGGTTTTAAATAATTTGGTAAATTTTCATATGCAAGTCTGACTCTTGAAAAAATACTAATGGCAGTTTGTTCTTTATTAGCAACAATTAATATACGCTGATCATCTTGAAAGCATGCAATCCATAAGGCGTAGATTGTCATCATAGTAGTTTTTCCAGTTTGTCTAGAAGCAAGACAGGCTACAAATCTATGATCTCTTAAACTACGTAACACTCTTTTTTGATAAGGATATAAATCTATTAACATTCGCCCTTGATCGAGATTAACAATATGAAAAAAGTTCTCTGCAAAGTGAAGAATGTTTTGTCTAGACTTCTTAAGAGATTTTACCATCTCTGGAGTCCAGTCAAATTCCATATTAGGGTTTGGTAGATTCGTATTACCTAAATAAAATTTATCGTCTTTTTTTAGCCTCGGCACTATAAATATTTACATGAACAGCAAAGATTTAAACTCTATTAATGAAGCCTTTGTGCATGCTACAACAAAGGTGGTTGCTGAAGATACTGAATTGACTACAGAAACAAAAGCGCACCCTCGTCATACGCCCAAGGGCACGCCGGGCGACGAGGGTGGAGCTCGGGTATTTCAGAACCCAAAAGAACCTGGAGAGTCTGGAGCATCTCGTCACAAATGGAAAAAAGGACAAAGGATCACTAATCCAAGGTTTAGACCAGATACTAAAGATCCAGATGAAGGAGTTGATGAGCGAGATATGTCATCTTGGAGCGATGAACCAGTTGATGCCGATTGGGTTCCAGAAAAGGGAGAATCTGTAGAAGTTAATCATCCTGGCGCTGAATCAAAAATAGGTACTATAATAGGTGTAATAGATCCTGATGATGAGGATCCTGATGTTCCGCTTAATTATAAAATTGAATTTGAAGACGGTGCTACAGAAGTACACCCTAGACCGCATTTAGTACAAAATGAATTAGGAGATGATGAACCCGGACCAGATGATCCAGGTTCTGATGAAGTTGGTAGTGACGAGGATCCATGGGATATGAATATAAATGATAGTGTAAATAATATAATGGATGAATATGAAAGTCGTTTATCTTCGAGTAGATATAAGATTAAGAAAAACGATAAGCTAAATGAAGAAGGCGGAACATCATATAAACAACCAGATGAGAAGATATCTGAAGTAGATTCGAAAACTCAACGTCCGAAAGGCGAAGTTAAGGCTGACGAGACGAGTAAAGATGTGGGTGACGTAAAGAAGGATTTACAAGAACCTGTTGAGGCGGATGAAAAAGATGCAAAGGAACAGAAGAAAGTTGTTAAGGAGAGTATAAATAATTGTAACAAAGGTAATATTATGTCAGAAGATAAATCAATATTTGATAAGCTCTACGAGCAAGTAATGGGTGAAGACGATGATTTTGAGCTCGGTATACCGGGTGATGGTGGTCCTGATCTCGGAGACGAGTTCGGAGATGAAGGTGGCGAAGACGTCACAGTAACATTAACTCCTGATCAGGCTGATGCTTTAAAAGCTATTGTTGATCAACTCGCGCCTGCTGATGATGAGAACGGCGACGATCTAGGTGATGAGCTCGGTCTTGGTGATGAAGAGCCTGAAGAGAATTTCAGACGAGAAAGCACTGATACAGTTGAAGAGGATCATACTCCATCGACTGGTGTGCCGACACAAGACGGGGCCAAGCCAGGTGTAGATCCTTCAGACGGTGGAGGTAAGACAACTGAGGTCGATGGTCTGGGTGGAAAGGTATCTGGGACCGGTGATGCTAAAGTTACAGATGACGCACCATCAACTGGTAAAGAGACTGGTGAAGGTAAAAAGCCAGGAGTTCACAAAGCCGGTGGTAAGCCTAAGCCTTTAAAGGCTAAGTCCAAAACATAAGATAATTAAAAATACATAATACCTTTGAAAGCCCCTTACAATGTAGGGGGCTTTTTTATTAAATAATTAAAATGTTGTTCACACGGAAATTTTTTGAAGCTCTTAAAAGACCAGAAAATTTGTTAGCGGCGAGAAAATTGCGAGGGAGTACTGGTGCTGGTAGACTTCGTCAAGGATTGTTAACTCAACGCGATCATGCTGAATCTAATTATCCGCATAAACTAAAAAACTTAAAAGCCTGTCAAAATGGTGTTCGACTTTTAAATGATCAAGAAGTTCTAATTATAAAGAGATTATTTAATATTACAGATCTTGAAGAAATAGGATCTAGAAATTTAGGTAATACTGGTATAGCAATGTATATAGCAGATAACAAATATTATATTAAGAAATAATGGCATCAGCATGGAGTACAGATACAGTAACTGCAGTTAATTATCATAGTGACGCAGAAGATATTACCCGGTTTAATAATAAATCGTTAGGTGATAATGAGCGTAATCAAACATATAAAAGATGGTGGAAAGAGCAAGCAAGGCTATATGGTACCAGTGTTAATTATTATGTTCGAAAATTTGATTTAAGTAATACTGATAAAGTGTATGGTGAAAATCCGTATGAAGGATATCAGGCTGCTCAAACCCTTACTATGTTAATAGATTTGACTGACGGATCGATAACATATTCACAGTATGGTTTAGTATCTGATGATGAATTAACAGCAATTATAGATATTGAAACTTATCAAAAAACTCTTTCTTCTTATTATCATAGTGCTGGGTTTACTGGAACGTTAAGCGCGGAGCCGAATGCAGGAGATGTATTTCAATTAATTGAATATGGTAATGATCGGCCAGCATCAAGAGACGGTAAAATATTCGAGATCACAGAGCGATTAGATGAGAGTATCAGAGAGATAAATCAATTGCAAGGGCATTATGTCTTTAGGTTACGTGCTAGAAGAAATGATCATACGTTCTTACCAGGACTAACTGCTGAATCTAAATCTACGCAAGTTGTAGATGTTTCTGGTGTAGGTCCATTAACTGCTATTGAAGTTGATTATATTAATGATATAGACACTGAACAGACGTCTTATTTTAATGAATATGGTACTAACGATGATGTGTATGGGGATTATTATTAAATTCGTATTCTACATCTTTTAATACTGAGTGATATCTCTCATTAATATATTTGTTTATAGGTATTGGTTTTAAACAATCAGCTGAATGACCTATTTTGTCTGCTTTTTCAGAAATAATATTTACAGCTTCGAATAGGCATAACCACCGAGCTAATTTTGAATAATCTCTTGTTGAATTATTTATCATAAGTTATTTTTGTAGGTAAAATAGTATTAATTTCAATGTGAACTTTATTAGTAGCATTACATCCGTCACAAGTAAACTCGTTCTCTTCATTTAAGTTTATATAAATATTATTCATTTTTTTACATCCTTGACATTCTGCAAGAACTCGATTTTGTTCTGCTAATTGAGATAATTGAAGTGCTTCTTTTTCAAGGTTTAATCGAGCTATATATCTAAGAATATTATTATAAAGAAAAAAGAAACATATTTGAATTCCAGTTATAAGCATGAATACTTTTGCAAAAGTAATAAATGAAGGGTAAAAGAAAAATGTAATACTACTTATCGAACTTGAAATTATAAATACAATTAATAAACTTTTAACTATCTGACTCATCACGATCTAAATCTTTCGATACAGATTGTATAAGATCCTGAATTTTTTGCAACTTTAAAGTTGCGGATTGAACAATTTTTTCGTCTAAGTGTACGGATGGATTTTCAAAGAGTTGATTTAATAAGTAGGTTGCATCTGATATATTTTTAAATGCGCCGCCAAGTTGTTCAATTAAATGATCTCCCGGAAAAGGCATTAATTCTGCAGAAACTTGATTAAATGTTTCCGGGCTAGCTTTTGCAATATCATCAAGTGTTTTTGTAGTAGGTCGAACATGTCTAGACTTTACATCCTTCCAATACTTGTTGGTGTACTTATATAAATCTTCGAAAAGTATGCCTTTCATCATAAGTATTTAATAAATACTTACATGGGAAAGTTTGAAAATCGATTTTTATCTTTACTTAATGAAGATGATCTAGCAGATATAGCGCCAGCGGTTGATGCACAACCTACTGATGATCAGCAATCATTTGCTAATAGTTTAGATGAACCAGAAAACGCTAGTGAGTTTGAAGATGTAGTTGATTCACATCCTAATGAAGGAAAAGAGCTTGAGGATTTGCAAGAATGGATTGGTAATATTGATGAAGTATTAGAATATCTTAATGGTGGTATTGAGAGTGTTTTAGGTAAATTAAGATCTGATAATAAGATTGGTACTATTTTTGCTGATGTTTCTGATGCTACAAAAGCTGAGATTTTAGATGTATGTGAGCGATTAGCTAGTTTAAATCAAATTTTCAAAAACCTTTATATAGAAAAACATAAATAATTAATATTATGGCAACTCGATCAGAATTACAACAAGCAGTAAATGAAACGACCAACGCGGCGACAACCGCGCGGACAACTTGGAAAGATGCAATCCCGGGTCCTGATGAACCGAAAATGACTGATGACGAACAGGAGGAGGTTGATGTATTAGAGGAAGCATATACCCGAGCCAAGGCGACTAGAAAAGCAGCAGAACAAGCCTTAGCTGATTTTGATACAGCTGAGATTGCTAGAAAGGCTGCAACAGCAGCAGCTGCCGCCATTGCACCAGTAGCTTCAGTTGCTCCAGTTACTCCATTAGATGCTGAAATTGAAGAAGCATGGAAGCAACAAGCTAAACGTAGCGGATATCCTAGTAGGCCGCGACCGACCGGGTGGAACCCGTTTTAATTTAAAATATTATGTTTACACAAGGATCATATACTGAGGCACTACGAGTTAGTACGAGTAACTCAACTAGTGCAATTGATTTAGATGGTATTTATTCTGGTATAATAGTCACAGCAACGTTAGCTGGCGCAGTTACTCTTTTTATGATAAATGAGAGTGCTATTACTGACGGTGCAGCAGTACCGGTTACAAAAGAAGTGTTATTACCTGCTGGGACGGCGCCTGGTATTTATCCTTTAACTGTAGGTAAGGTGCAATGTGCAGCCACGGCCGATGCTCAGAAATTAGTTGCTTTTAGATAAATTAAATTCTAGATAATAGCAATTTACCTTTTAGTTGATTGAAACTATTTTTTATTATAAATCGTGATGAGATTTCGTCACGATTTATTTTTGTACAAAGATCATTAAAATCTTTATATTGAGATAATTCTTCAGGCCATATAAAACATTGTTCTCCTTGACTAAGTAGTGAGAGAGTTTTTTCTTTTGCAGTTTGATCGCAATGTTGATTATCCAATACCCATATACGTTTATGGAATGGCTTTTGTATTATTTGTTGTTCTTGTTTTTTAGTAAAACAAGATTTACCTTTACTAATTCCTCCTACCGCGACTCCGTTTTTGACAAAAAAACTATCTATAGGACCTTCAAATATAAAAATATAATCTAAATCATTTTTTACTTTATCAATATTAAATATTGTTTTATCTGCTCCTATTTTAGAAAGATATTTTGGCTTTGTATCTTTTTTATTTTGTTTTAATTTTCTTGATTGATAAAAGACAATATCATTTTCATCGTAAAAAGGAATTATTATTCTATTTTTATGTACAAAATCATTTCTACTAAACCACAGAGATTTAGGTTTATTAATTGCTGTGAATAATTTTCTTTCTTTACATGTAATAATTGCATGTGTTACCATTATTTCATGACTATAAAAACTACATTGAGATTTGTCATATAAATTAATACAATCACCTGGTAGAGAAGGTGGTGGTGTTTCTGGAGTTAGTGAAGTTTCTTTTTCAAAAGGAATACTAAATACATCTATATCTTTACATTCATTAATTATATCAATACAATTTTTTCCAGTTACTTCTTGAACCCATTTAACTGGGGATCCGCTCCACCCGCAATTATGACAAAAAATATGTTTTTCTTTTACTATATAATAAAGACGTCTTTTTTATTCCAAGACTTACCCTCTCTACATATAGGACATCCTCCTTCATAT